CCATCCCCCCACTTCCACAAAAAATATACAAAACAAAAACCTAGTAGGAATGATCCTACTAGGTTTAATTATATCATCGAATGGTATTAAAAACAAATAAACATTAGTAATAATTGTGTGATAACCAAAATTCCTTAGCCTTTTCCCATGATCCATAGCGTTGAGAAACATACTTATCAGCCACTCTTTCTTGATTAGCGGCAGAATAATCTCCATTTAAGTATGAAGCACTGAGTTGAAATTTTCCAACATACTGACCATTTTGTGCGGAATAAGAACCACCAGATTCTTTATTAGCAATCCAAGCCTTAGCACTAGAAGTATTACCACTATAACTTGATTGCTTAGCAACCTTATTAGTATTCGAAGCATATTGTGTTGAACTATTATTCACTTGCATATTACTTCTAGTAGAGGGGGTTTCTGCTTGCTTAGGGGCAACATACGTAGCTTCACTACTATCTAGCTTAATAGTTTCTCCCGGATAAATAATACTGCTTTCTGATAATCCGTTTTCTGAAAGTAAATCATTTAGTGGGGTATTATAATTCTGGCTAATTCCCCATAGAGTATCCCCTTGCTTTACCGTATAGGAAGTATCCGCACTAGCTACAGTAGATACCCCCAAAATACTAAGACCTGTAATGGTCCCAAGGACCAAACTCATAATTTTATTTTTTAACAAACAATAACTTCCTTTCTTTTATGGTTTTAATTTACCACACGTTCCAAGTAAAAGGAAGCTATTAATCTATTTGTTATTCTCTAGTAACAGTATCGTAATATTATAGATTTCTCTTTAGCAACTTTAAGCAATAATCCAGATCTGTCGTTCCTTTAGATACCTTAAATACATAGCTAAGCGAAGTCGGTTCATCTTCATTATCTGGAATAACCTTAATAGTTAACCCAGATTTATCATCATTAAACAGTTCCTTAGTAACTCTAAAGAAATCTTGATATTCATCGGTAAAATCTTGGCTGAAATAATCATTATCCTTAGAATTATCCATAAGAATAAGGGGGAACTCCATAACACAGGTATCTTGGCTTCCAACCGTGCTTCCTAGTAATCGTTCCTTACTAGCTTCTAGGGACTTAATTAAACTATTTATTTGCTTGTTCAATGTTTAGTCTTCTTTCTACAATTTTATTATTTATATGACTAAGTTTCCTTCTAACATATAAATTTCTTTTCTCTATCTTTCTAATAGTTCTTTTATGATAGATATATGATAACACAAATATTAGAATAAATAGAATCAATAAAGATGAAACTATACAAAGTAATACCATAACTATTCCTCCAAACAAATATCTTTTAATTTAATTGTAGCTTGTTTATTGTTTTCTTTAGTACAAAGTAAAGAGATAATAGGATTATTTTCAAATACTTCTTTTTCTATAACTAAATCTTTTTTATTTTCTCTACTAATTAAGGCCAAAGCTTTAATAAACTCTGAAATTAAATTTTTATATTCTGGATTATAAGCTAGATATTTAGATTGTATTTTATTATCTATCTTCAAGCCAATTATCGCTATAGTCGTTCCATTTAAATTAATATATACATAATTATCATAATTAAGAGATTTAGTCCCATTAACTATAAACTTTTCTGGTATCTTATTAATTTTACTAATAGCTGTGTCAGATACTTTGTCTAAAGCCTCTCCAATTAATCCATAAGTTAATTCAGTGTCTGTTTCCTCTCTATTCGGTAATAGCTGATCCGGTTTCTTATTCTCCCTATTAGGTAAAGGATTTTTTATTTCCGATTTATTAATAGCACTAGAAAAGCTATGAGAGTTATAGGAGGGGGCTTCTACTGATTCCTTAGTATTTATACTTGTAATAGGATTAAACACTGAGATATTGCTCTCATACCTGTTTAAATTGAACTTACGGTATTCCTCACTATTATTAGGAATAACTGCTTTAGAATATCTATATAATGATAAATAATCGTTGAATCCATATAACATAACTATTGGATAATTATTTTCCGTTAATTCTTGGTTGTTTTTAATGACAATAGATTCGGAATCAATATTACCAACAGTTATATTTTTTAGAGTTTCCATATCAATATCTTTATCGATAGTTTCTTTTGTAGCTTCTTCTAAGATTTTTGAAAAATCTGCTTCATTCAAGCAATTCACCTTCTTACTAATAATATAATAAAAGGGCGACTAAATAGTCGTCCTTACTTTAACAAGTTAGCGTCAATTAGAGTATATCCTCCATTAGAAATAAACACATAATGCCCGTCTACTAGGAATATGGAGGTATTAGGAATATCTGAAAACTTTAACGAAATGTTATATCCATAATAAGCAAATATAGGAGATCCACCTCGTGTTTCTAATATTAGAATGCGTTCACTAGAGATATTGGGAATATCTTTAATTTGCTTTTTTATATTATTAACTGGATAGACCCTTTTTATATTATTTGGCTGGGTAATGAGTATATTCCGGTTAGTTTCTATCTGATTAGTCCCTACTTTAATAATAATATGATTATTTAAACTAGGATCTGCTGGGTTATTAATATATTTAACATTAGTTCCATATCCCTTAATATCTGCTAACTTTTTCCCTTGCTGGTCATATATATATCCAACAGAATAGGTACCCTCGGTCTTTTCTAATAATTCAGAAGAGTCTACAATGTTAGGTTGCTTTGGCTTATTAGCTTTTAGATACCAATTACCAAAGAATACTATCAAGAGAAATACTATTAATAATATACCCGGGACTACTATATTCATCTTATTTAAGTAACGAAATAGCTGATGATTGTTATGCAAAGTAGTGTTTCAGCTCCCGCACAGCATCATCTAGCTTGCCTTCAACGCTTTCATCACCATAATTATAAGCTGAAATAGTATTTAGATCTTCTTTAATATTATCCGGGTATGGGGCAATTCCTCTATTAACTCCAATAACAATTGCTTGATAGGTATTAATCCAAACTTTCGTTGAAGATCTATCTGCCTCTTTACTGTACACTTCCATAAATGGAGAATTACGTGTTTTGCCAGAAGTCACTTGTGATAGAACTTCTTCTGGTGTCTTACTACTTACTCCATCATACTTTCCGAATAAGAAATACGTACCTACTGATGTCGTAATATCTAACCAGTAATCTGCTTGGGGAAAATTATACTTAACCATTTAAATAAACCTGCTTTCTACATAGATAAAATATTTGTTATATAATATGTTACTATCCCACCAATAGCCGCAAAAAATACGGAATTAAGGAAGTTATACATATATTCTCCCTTGCTACTGGATTGCTTAATAATATTATTAACATCCTCTTTTATATCCTCTAAATCCTGTCTAAATATTGTATTCGCTACCTCCTGTTCATCATAGTTTGTCCGAATATAACCAAGAAGCCTATTCTGGTTACGTTCTAAGTCTAACATAGACCGGTGAGTATCGTCAATATCCTCGATTGGAAATAGAGAAAAGTCTTCCTTTGACAACTTACATCCCCCCATATATAAGGATTTACCACCTCTATTTTAATATAGGGAATATCAATAATACCAATAAAGCTATATTATACTATGAAAAGGCCACAGTTAGGAGGGATAAATAAATGTTTAAACGGAATAAGCTAAAAGATTCCGGGATAAAGGTGCTACTCATTATTTCTATTCTGATTATCTATGGCTTAATATTAAGTGTTCTAAAAATTTTTTTAAATATTAGCAGTATTTCTACTGTTCTAATTGTTACTATTGGTGTTATTTTGTCGTTCTTAATAAACGTTTTATACGACTATTATATTCAATACAGTAAAGAAGCTGAACTTAATAGAAAAAGTAAGCGGGCTATGGAACGAATTACCCAATTAGAAAAAGATATTAATAAAAGATGAGTGGTGAATAATACATGGGAATGGCTGACAAAATTAAAAGTAATCTAGATACTGCTCAGAACGATCAAGAAGTTCTATTAAAAAATCAATTTAATTCTGGAACAAAAGTTTTGATGGAAAAATTTCTTGAAAATGTTCAAGCGGGAGAAGTTTCCCTTAATAGTATTAATGATTATAATCAGCTCTTTAAAATTTTCCAAGAAGTCAACCACTTAACCGCTGAAGATGGTGCAGAAGGAAATGGAAAGCCTCCTAAGCTATCCCTTGCTGAGGAAGACTCAATTGAAAATAAACTAAAAGTTGATACTAGGCGGGTTATGGAATCAGATGGTCAAATGGTTGATAAGAAACAAATAGATATTAATGACATTAAAAATCTTTCAGAAAAAGACGTTGATGACATCGCGATAGATAGAACTACCATTTTAAATAATCGTAATGGTGGCTTTGATGTCGACTAAGGAGGTTCAATGGAAAAATATTCAGGATTACCTTATAATCAGTTCAATGGGAATTTTATTGCTGATGTTTTAAAAAGAACTTTTGGAGAAAAGAGTTATTATTCCCCAGATGAATTTGCATATGTTTTAGACTTTTTATATCCACAAAATTATACTTTGAACCATCATCAGATTGGATCTGGTAGATTAACGACTAGAGTTCCTCAAAGAAATCTAAACTTTCATGCCGCCCAAGATAGAAAATGGCAAGAACAAATATTAGCCGATATGCATCCAAATGTGGCTGTTATTAAAAGCCGGCAATTGGGTATTACGGAAATGGGAATTGCTAAAACTCTTCATTGGATTGATACCTATGCCGATAAAAAAGCTAACGCAGGCTATTTCTTCCCAACTTATCGACAACTAGAAGATTTTACTAAATCTCGTTTTAACATGGTACTGCAAGATGAATATTTAAATTCTATTGTAGATAGTAATACTAACAGTCAGAAAATTAAACGTATTCGGGATTCTTATATTTATTTCCGGACTAGTTCAACTCCTGCCGCGGCTGAAGGTGTCGATTTATCAGAAGCAACTATTGATGAATATGACCGTGCCCCTGAACAGTCTATTCAGTCTATTAGAAACTCCTTAAAGGGTAATGAATTGCAATATCTATTAAGGTTCTCTACTCCTAGTGCTCCCGGAGTAGGTGTGGATAGACTATATGATTCTAGTGACCAATGGTACTGGGCATATACTTGTAAGCACTGTGGGAAACAAAATGAAATTAAATATGCTGATTTTGACTCTACCGTTCCCGGTGATAAAAACGGAAATATACAATTAGTGAATAAAGATGGGATAGACTTAGCGGCTAAAACAGTTGCTGAGGGTACTTACCGGTATGTATGCCGGTATTGTGGTCATCCTTTGGATAGGACTGGCGGAATGTGGGTACCACGTTACCCAGAGCGTACTTCTAATAACCAAGGGGTAAGAGGATACTATATTAGTCAAACTAACGCTGTATGGATTTCTGCATCCCAATTAAAGACAAGTGAATTGCAGTCCCCTTCTAAGCAAGAATTCTTTAACTATGATCTAGGATTACCCTTCTTAGATGCTAAACTATCGGTTATCCCTACTGATATTTATAATCACACTACTAGAGTACACCCGGCTAAAAATAGAGAGGAATATACTTTTGTTACCGTAGGTATTGACTGGGGTGTTCAGCATTCTGTTATAGTTTATGGAATGCGAGATAACGGTCAGCTAGAAGTTATTAATAATTTCCAAGTACAAGGTATTGGCGCTACTGACGCCGCTAGAATCGGCGCCGATGTTAGAGAAATTGCTAGAAAACTAGATCCATATAATCCCGATTTAATCCTTTGTGATATTGGAGATAGTGGTGAAAAACTAGCTGAATTAATGAATATGATGGGAAGAAACGTTGTATTCGGTTGTCAAAACAATAGTTCTCCTACTACTGGATTAGCTACTTCTAGCGGAAGCATCCGTCCCGTTTGGAATGCTAATTCTAATACCGTTAAAGTAGATAAGCTATTAGAGAATAAGCGACATATATCTATGATTAAGCAAGGGAAAGTTGGCTTCTATAAAGAAAGAACTCCTCAATTACAACGCCTAGTTAAACACTGGGGGAACGTTATTATTAAGTCTATTGAAAACAATAATGGAATTAATAGAGAAGTTGTTACTAGACGGTCTTCTGATAATGAAGGCGGCGATCACTATGCCCAAGCAGAAATTCTAGCTAATATTGCTATGGATTATTTGCGGGAAAATAAATTAGACACTTTGAATATTGCTTATGATGTTATTGGCGATAATAAAGATAGTGAACCGACTGATTTTAGAAAACGAGTTGAGGATAATACACTATTTGATTAAAAAGGGACCCTAGGGTCTCTTTTATTCTTTAATAAGCCATATTAAAAGTAAATAGTGAATTAAAGGAACTACTAGTAAAATTACGATAATAGGCATTAAAACAATTATTGGCAATTTAATTAGTATGAAGCATATAATAGCAGATATGGATACTAAAAGTTCAGCAATAGCATATTCGTTAATTAATTTTTTTAAAATGTCTTTATTCATTTAACTATCTCCAATAGCCAAAAGGCTTTGTCTCTAATCCATGGTTGGTCATAGTTTAGATAATACCCACTAGAAGGGTTGAACTCTTTAAAGTCATTATAGAAAACCGACTTTTTAAAGTCCTCTGGGTACTTCTTAATAAGTCTATCTAAATCAAAGCTAAATTTATCATACTCATCATCTTCTAGTAAGTTCTTATTTAGCTTATAATAAAGATAAGCATGAACCATTACTTGTCGCTCTCGATGATTAATTTCTTGTAGGGGAGTCATATTAAGACTTCTTTTCTTCTGCATGAGCCACTTTAGCGGCAGTAGCACTAACTAAAGCCCCTAATAGGTCATCTAAGAATACATTAACGCTAGAGGTATCTTTATCAATTTTATTTAATACTCCCTTTTTGCTATGATCCAAGTATCCAAAACTAGTAATCCCAATCTGACCATATTCAACTGCAATAGAACTAGCTAGTGTCTCATCTACTCCAAATAGTCCTGCATCATTATCTAAAATTTCTTGGAGGGGACTATCTACTTCTAAGTCAGTTGCAGACTTGTCTAAGAAAATCCCTACAGCAAATGCGTTTAATGTATCCTCTCGTTTTAATACAGATTCAATAGCCTCTGTATACTTACTTAAAGGCACATCTGGTAAAAACCGTTTCTGTAAGTCTTGTGACATCCCTGCTAAATCAGTTAACGAAATTTCTTTTCCTTCTAAATACCCGGTAACGTAATTATATAAATCAGTTACTGGATATACAAAACTTTTGTCCTCCAACGTTGTCATCCTTTCTCATAATTAATTATTCATTCAAATATTTTTTAACCATATTAAGGGTCTTCATAGCGACTTGTAAGTCATTTTCAATTTGTTGCTGTGGAACCCAAGGATCTTTATTTTCTCTTAAAATATCCCGTAATTGACCTTCTAGTATTTCAATGTTTGATGTAACTATTACTGAGTTAATATCTTCTGTATTCATAAAAATTCCTCCTTGTCTATACAAATACTATATCATATAGGATACAGATAGTCAATATTTATTTTCAAAATAAAAAGCCGCCCCTATACTTTAGCAGGTATGGGCGACTCTTTGTTTATATGCTTAAACTCCAATCTAATCCCTTTTATGCAACGCTTCAAGGATTTCCTCATCAGTATGATTATAACGTCTAAGGTTACGAATTGTAATGTTACGTGATTTAGCACAATGTTCACAACCGTTACCTGAGTAGTTATCCTTCTTAATATTTTGGAACAAAGTCATTAAGCTCTTAGTAACTGTTTTACCGCAGTTGTTACATTTAACAGTGCAAGGATCACTCATTCTACTATAGTTATCAATAATCGTTAGATTACCTTTAAAATACTTATCTAACTTGGCTTGGGCATCTTCTTGAGTAATCGTGCGTTTTTCTGCATTTACTCGAAGAGAACACTTAGGACAATTGTAATGGGTGCTACCATAGATTGAATAAGGTAGCATTCTAAAAACATTCCCACAAGTTGAACACTTGAATAATGCCGGCTTCTTAGTTCCTAAAAACTCACCAATCATGGTCAGGTTAGGACGAGCTTTGGCAACCAATGCTTCTACTTCTTTCTGCGTTTTGGTGTGTAAGGGATTATCTGTACCATGTTTAGCGTTCTTGTTAAAGTTATTATTAACTACCCGTTTACTATCTTTATAGGCAACTACCCAGCCCTTAATAACATTATTCATCGTTTCTGGATTTTCTAAACGCAAAGCTAGGGTACTATGAGTAACTCCTAAGAAACGACTAGCCGCGCGTAAGGATTTAAATTCTTGGTATTTCTTACCCTTAATAAGAGTAATAGGAATTTTCTTAATGGTATCATTATTAAGTCTAGATCTTGATTGCCTTTCTTTTAATGTCCCATAATTCATATTATACTTTTGGGTACACCATTCAAGGTTATCGACCCGATTATTATGTTTGTTCTCATCTTTGTGGTTAACCATTGTTAACAAATCTGGATTATTATTATCAATAAATGCGCTAGCTACCAGTCGATGAACAGTTACATTTTTTCTATACCCTTTATTATACAGCATAACAGTTAGGTATCCAGTGGTCTTATTACTCTGCTGTTTTAAAACTTTACCATTGGTCCCCTTAACTCTTCCCATATTAGATACCTGATAAATACTTGTAAATGGTTTTAGACTAACTTGCTTCCATACTTCTTGCATACTATATCCCTCTTGTTTTTTATAAATAATACCACAAAAAAGGGGTAATTCAACCCCTTTATACAATATTATTCAGTTTTAGGATTACGCCAAACAATTTTTCCATAAATAGCTGTTGCAAAGTAAAATAATGTCATTACTAGCATAGGAAGAGCAGTTGCCGGAGCAAATCCTTGCTGTAGTGTAGTAAACCATAGGATAATGTTAACAACATCTGACAAAATCCATAAAGAAAAAGTCTGAGAATACCGGTGGAAGCAAAGCCAACTAGCTGTTCCCCCAATAGCTAGAGTAAGGGAGTCCCAAATAGGATTAGTATCTTGTAATTGAATTCCCAAAGGATACAGGATAGCCCAAGCAATAATAATTGCTAAAATAACATAGATCCATCCTTTATTAGTTAAAGTATTAACCCCAGTATTCTTTCCTCTACCCCAAGTACGCCAAGTGAACATAAGCTCAACGTCAATCAAAGAGAAGAAAATTAATTGATCGATAACACTAAACCAATGTCCAGCCACTGCATTAACGGTAATATACGCAACAACACTAATCGCTCCCATTAGTCCATTAATACTATGAGAAATAACTCGATTCCCTTGTGAATCATATCCACCAGAACTCATAGCAACAGTACACCACATACCAAAAAATGTTCCAATAAAAGTAACTAATCCTTGCCATGTAAAGGGACTAATGAATAATAGAGCTAATTCAAATCCTACTCCAAAAGTAAACATTGCCCAAGGGAAAGTATCCCAACCAGACAACTCACTTTTAATCCACTGAAAATAATTACCTTGAAACTTTGATTCCTTTGAATCCAAGAACGAAAACTCCCTTTCTATTTTAGGTTTATACCCGATAATCAGGCACCCTTATCCAGCTTTACACTATCTTGGTGGTTTTAAGACATACTGGTCATACTATTTACTCAGTTTTTTTAAATATTCTTATTTAAATACTTTTACTTAAAGTCTTTCCACTTATTATAGCTTGTATTTCAGAGTTACTTGAACTAACTGACTTAACATATCTAATTAGGTCTAAATACTCTAAAGGTGAAAATATAACTTCATTCCATGTTGATAAGTCACCTAAAGTAACTACCTCTTTAAGATACTTGTTTCCCTTTGTTTTCTTAAAGTCAGTATTCTTTCTCCATACTAATACTGAATATATTGGGTTATTAGGTACAGTTACACCATCTGAAATAATTACGTTGAATAAGTGATTATTACCTTTATCTCCTCTTTCATTTAGAGGTGTTTCTGCTAATTTAGATAAAACTTCCCATACAATTTTCAATTTAGGAAGCTCTTTTGCTATATTTATTCCTGATGTTGAGAATGTTTTATACTCGGAGGTATCAGAAACAAACAAGCATTCTTCTCCCTTGTAGGAAACAATATAATTACACATTGGATATATTTGTGCATAATAATCCTTATCAAGACTTTCAATGATTTCAGTTGCCTCTTCATATTTCATAATAACACCCCTTAATTATCTTTACTATTAATCTTTTCTTGCATTTTCTTTACCCAAATAGGATAATCTTTATCATTCTTAGCTTTTAATCGCTTGGAAATAGCATCATATTCATCTTTGTTCTCTCTATATCTTTTTGCTAAAACAGCATTAACTTCTTTAAGAATATCATCATTTTTCTTATTTGAGAAGCTAATTATCGGTATATCTGCTACCTTTTTTAATTTACTGCTAATTTTAGCTAATTCTTTATCCCGTTTCTTTTTATAAGCCTTAGCTTGTTCTTCTGGCATACTTCCTAGAAGGTAATAATCAAAATAGTCCTTACTATCTTTATCTAAGCTATTATAGTCAATTATCATTATTTACACATCCAAGTCTTCTTATAGTATATCCAAATATTTCTAACAAACTCTTCAAAAGTATCTTCTTTAAAAATAATATGTGTGTAATGATATGTTTTAGTTTTAACAGTTAAATCAGTTCTTCTTTTAGTATTATTCAACATATCGTTTAAAGTAAAAGAATAAGGCTTTCCATCTGGCGTATAATAATATCTTTTTGTATAGGATTTATGAATTGCTGGACTAAAACCATTGTTTTTATATTCTGAATAAGTTTTATTAATATATTTCTTAGCTTCGGAGATACTATATCTAGAAACATAATCACAAATATCCCAACTATTATACATTCTTTTATATTGACAATTCTGTGGTAGGGAATCATCATAATCGCCACGATTGATTCTTCTTCTAGTAATTCTGCTTGCTACTTTCTTTAACTGGTGTGCTGATTTACCATTCTTTAGAATAGGATTCTTTCGGTAGCTTCTAGACAATTAGATCACCTTCTATGCTCTAATAGGGAATCGAACCCTAATCAAAAGTTTAGGAAACTCTTATGCTATCCATTACACCATTAGAGCAGAATAAGTATGGCTTCATTATACCATACTTATTATTATTTTAAAAGTAGTTAATCTTATCTTTTATGATTTCATAGATTACTCGTTCAGGATTATTCCAGAAATCTCTAAACTTATAGGGAGTACCAATATTGCTAACGTTATTATAGATATATTCAATAATATTATCAATAGAAATAACTCCGGTTCCCGTAGAATTCCCAGTCCCTAATGGAGAATCTTTTGGAAGTGTTACTAAGGTATAAGTGAGGTATCCCATATCCCAATTATTCATAGTAACAACAAGAGCCTCATTTAATGGCATACCAAGATCATTTCTAGAAGTTTCCATTACATCCGATTCCTCAAATATATCTTGTAATATATCTAAAATAGAATTATGCATTTCTTCTTTACTTCCTGAATAACTAAATCCGCCATGAATAGTATCAATAGGCTTTTCCCCATCTTGGTAATAGAAATCTTGCCAATCATCTGCTAATAAATCCTCTTGGCTAGGAGACCAGCCTACCTGTAGTTCCCCCTTATTATTTTTTAAATCAATATGAGGGTTAATTGTAACTTCCTTATCAGTTAGACTAAATCTTAAAGTGTCATTATTTATCTTACTCTTAGGAATAACTGATCCGCTTTCAAGGTAAATAAACATATTCTTACCATTCCAGCCTTTTCGATAGGCTTTATTCCCTTCCATAACACTTTTTAATACTTCATAGAATTTCATAGTCTACTATCCCCATCCTCGAAAAGTTTTAATAATTCTTTCATAATCTATTAGCTTACTAACTTTATTCATATTACCAGTTCTCTCTATAGATTTCTCCTAACAACGTTTCTTTACCATCCCACCCCGTATGATATTTTTCTTTAGGGCCTTGACCTAGTTCAATGCATTCCTTAATACTATTTGCTTCAACATCTTCAGCAAGATTATTATCTGCATATTTGGTATATAGGTAAGTAGTCTTAGGGAATCCATCAACCTCACTATTTTCAAAGAAAATACTAAATTCTACGGAATCATCTAAATTCTGAATAGTGTATAGATTATCTATTGGGGATTCTTTAATATCCCAATTCTTGGGATTAAATCCTTCTTTAACTAATAAGACATCAATTAAAAATCCGACATATTTATTTCCCATTAATAATACCTCCACATTGTACTTAAATTATATCTCTATTACTGCTTTTTGTCAATCTATTCCAAAATAAAAAGGATAGTTCCCTATCCTTAATTATTATGTATACTACCCAATAAGGGGTAATTTTTAATAATAATATTAATTATTATTTACCTAATCCCGGCTTATTGGTAGATTTATCTATCTTTATCAATGCTATTATAAAGTAGTCGTTACGTGCTAGTTTAGTAATTCAAAAAACAATGAGTGCCTTTAACTTGTGCGTATTCGATTATATGACTCCTATTTTAATATGTCTTCCGGCGCTGGTGTCCAAGGTGTTGGTGTGGTGCCTGAACTAACCTTAGCCATACTCCATGCGTATGATCCTGTGTCTTCACCGTTCGTCCATGCGAGTTGTATCCCTAGCAAATCATACTCATCACTTTCAGGCGCAGTGAAGGCAATCTTAGCAATACCAGTAGCTGTGATGGAAGTGCCAATCACGAACCTAATTCGTGCGCCCCATTTAGTCATTTCCCAGATTTGCAAAACGAGTGGGTGGTCATTTTCTAGCACCTGCAGTGTAGCTATATACTCATTCCCTTTTCTGGGGGTAAACATGCCAGCCGTACTGATGAGGTAATCTCCACCAGTTTCCTCTTGTCGTGTTTCGCTTGTGCCCGTAAGCAGGTTTCTGCCGTATACTTGCCTGCCATCGCTGAACACCTTGTCTACTGGCACGCCATTAACAACACATACTTTACCATTTATCGTTGGCATTCAATCACCCCTCAATAAAATAGACGCCGGACTTGTCAGCCAACGCATCATACTGTGCTTGGGTGACGACATTGATTACTGCATCTTTACCGGGATCGCCTTTTGGCCCCTTAATTGTGCTGACGGCATCTATTTTCTTTTCTGTATCCTGAATACCAGTTTCGATATTATTAAGTTTATCTGCTGTAATTATTTCTTCACTTACCCAATTATGTGGGTTATACATATTATTTACCTCACTTTTGTCTACAACGGCTTTATCAATGGCACTACTATATGATTTAGAAAAAGCTAACCCCATATCTGATTGATATATGTTAGCCTTTAAAATTAATATAGTTTAATGGGTTTATATTTCTTATGATTCTTATAACGGAAAGTATAGGACTCGAACCTATAATACCCAAGGGGTACAACGAGTTAGCAACCCGCTTCAATACCAATTATGATTAACTTTCCATAGTCAAGGCCAACCGAGGAACTATTTGATTAATTAGTGTTGACCCTATTAACTGGTACTCTAAATGGCAATGTCGTATAGAGCAATTCCTAGGTAGAACTGTGGATAATATTCTAACTTAAAGTCCCGTTATCCTCGGAGACAAATCATAAAGTTCTATCAGCCAGTTTAATGACTTAGCTAGGTCATATATAAAATATATAAGAGAACTAGTCTCTATACACCATAGTACTAAACTGTGGCGTTGGATAGCAATCCCAACTGTCATACTTGGCTACAAAAGCAGCATATATATAATTAATACAATTGCCCTGACTGGGTTCGAACCAGTGACCTTCGCATTAATTAATAAAAATAATGCTAGGTTACAAAGCCACCCGTGGGGCAATAATAATATTATATAATATTATTTCATCATTGAATAATAATAATTACAACAACTGCCCTGACTGGACTCGGACCAGTGACCTTCGCAGTAACAGTGCGCCGTTCTACCAACTGAACTACAGAGCAATAATAGCATACCATAAAAGGACATTAATGGTAAACAGTATGCTGGCGTTTTACCTTATTGTATTTATGCTACAAGCGGACAACGAGAATCGAACTCGCATCTACAGCTTGGAAGGCTGTTATTATACCATTGAACTATGTCCGCGTGAACTACTCGGATATGAATGACCGAGCTTCTAGGAACACTACATGCTTGCCTAATATAATATTAGATATAGGTTATAGCTATTTTACTAAGGGCCGTTCCGGCCCAGTTTAGTATTTATTTATTAGCTTGGTTTTCGCTAATATATTTATTTTACCGATAGGGTATCATAGCAGTCCCAATATCCTATCAATTTAGCAGTTTAACGGCTTGCTTAGGCCAATGTGATTGGTGTGGAATCGAACCACACACGGGGTTCAAACCGCCCTCTTCTGGCAGGCCAACACCAGTTACAATCACAATATGGACGCAATAGCCTTGGATGAACGGGATAGCTCATCTCCTCAGGTTTATTTGCGCCCTTATGCTCCTGACAGGACTCGAACCTGCGACCTCCTGCTTACAAAGCAGATGCTCTACCCAACTGAGCTACTGGAGCGATTAGACGGAGTATAGAAAGATAATAGTCCTCCGTCAATGTGGAAATAATTGTTTATATCCCAATATCTTTTCTAATAATATAGTACTTGATATACTATGTTCCTTATACTATTCCCTCCAATCTCTACTATGGGTAGGCAAATCATATTTCTTACACCATTTTCTTAATGCGTTATCTGTCATATTAAATTCTTTGGCAGATTTTGTAAAATTTCCATTAGTCTTAGTTAAAGACTTATTAATTTCCTCTTTTGTTAAAGGCTTCTTATTCTTATATAAGGAAGAACCTTTTTCCTTTGCTATTAACTTAGTGGCACATGATTTACATCTTAGTGCCTTATAGGTTATTAATTTCCCACAGTCTATACAGCTATGAGTTCCTAATGTGTTGTGACTGTCTACATAGCTACCCATATTAAAAATAGCCATATCAATAGAATTTTCTTTTGCGGTACACCATTCCAAATTAGATACATCATTATTATCTCTATTATGGTCTATATGGTTGACTTGTGGTAGGCTATATTTATTTGGTATAAAAGCATTCGCAACAAGCCTATGGACTAATTTCCCTATAGCTTTATTATCTCTATTTAGCCCTACATTAACGTATCCATTTCTATCCTTAGTAGTAATAAGCGTTCTACCTTTTATATGCCTATTCATACCATTAGAAACTTTTATTACTCTATCTAATGATCGGACATTTCCCTTAGAAGAAACTTGATAATATCCTTCATATCCAGTTATATCTCTCCATTCTTCCAAAGTTAATACCTTCTATCATCAGTTTTTATTATGGTCCTAGAATGTGCCGCCCATTCGTCTTCCACTTATAAGGTGGACTCTCTACTGTTGAGAATATAGGACCGAAATATTCCTATTAAAGGAAATGGATGCTGATTGAATCGAACAACCGCACATAGCGCTTCAAGCTACTGCTCTACCAACTGAGCTAAACATCCAATATAATAACTAACAGCCGCAAGGAGAAATCAAGGAGAATTTGATTTGGTGAATAATATAGATAAGATCAACGGCTGTTAGCTAATATGGGCTACTTTTATAATAAGCTTCTAGGAACATCATATACTTGTCTAAAATAATTAGATAGAGGTTATGACTGTTTTACTAAAGGCCGCCCAAGCCTATTCTAATTTGTAATTGTTAACTTGGTTTTCGCTAACAACTTTATTATAACACAAGACAATTTAATGTCAAGTATTAATGCCCCATCAAGGACTCGAACCTTGATTATCGGTTTAGAAGACTGATGTGATATCCCTTACACTAATGGGGCAATATTAATTTCTATAATCTTATTATAGCACACTATCCGATATTTCGTCAAGTACTTTATAATAAATAGTAGCAATAGGAATCGAACCTATTAATCATCCTGCCAAGGGCTACTAGCGATTACTAACAATCTATAAATATATCTTATCATATTATTTTAAATGTGTCAAGATATTAAATAGAATATTTTAACTTTTTCTAAATAGTCTATCAAATAGAATCTTTAAGCAATTATATAAGTACACTACTATTGAAAATAAAACAATTACTAATATAATTATTAAAAATATACTAACTATCCATGTGCTAATATTTAAAGCAAATTTGCTTATATAACAAACAAAACTAATTCCAATGATAATAGAAGAACTTACTATTAAAAATAGTAACATTTGAAGGCTATCTCTGCCTAGTTGAATAAGATCCTCACTATTAAAAATATCAGCTAGAAAGTTTTTAACTTTTCTCATAAATAATCATCCTTTTATTGAATGCCCGGAACCTGTGTCAAATTAAGCAGGTCATACCCTATTAAATTTGCAAAGGCTTCAAGGGAACTACAAAGCTTGTTAATAGGAATCTATTAATAGTGGCCTCAGTATTTTTACCTCGCTTTTTTAAGGACTTCCTCAACCGGTTTGGGTAATGTCCTTTATAATAATAATAGTAGCAATAGGAATCGAACCTATTAATCACCCTACCAAGGGCTACTAGCGATTACTAACAATCTATGAATACATCTTATCATATTCTTTTAAATATGTCAAGAAAACTTCATTATTTATTCTTTGATAGTCATTGCATTATCTAGAATGTTCTTAGCGGCATTAATATCCCTATCAAGATGCTTACCACAATTAGGGCAATCCCATTCTCTATCTGATAATGTTAATTTATCTTCTCCAGTAAGCCGATAACCGCATGAATTACAAGTTTGACTAGAAGGATAAAAACGATCAATTTTAATAACTTTCTTACCGTACCAATCAGCCTTATATTCCAATTGTCTAGTGAACTCATATAGACTAACATCAGCTACTGCTTTAGCTAACTTATGATTAGATAACATACCCTTAACATTTAAATCTTCAATCCCAATGTTATCATAATTGACTACAATCTTTTTGCTTACCTGATTAATATATGTCTTACGCTGATTTTGAAGATGTTCATATGCCTTAGCTCGTTTAATCTTGGCCTTAATACGTCCATGGCTACCTTTAGCTTTTCTAGCTAATGCTCTATCAGCCTTAACTAGCTGTTTCTTAGCCTTATTAATAGCATGTAAATTAGGGTATTTATCTCCATCAGAAGTAATAACAAAGTCCTTTACTCCCAAGTCTAATCCAACATTATTACCAGTATGATAATCAATATTTTGAAAGTAATCATCCGGTACTTCTACTCCAATAGAAGCGTAGTACTTCCCACTTCTAGTCTCAGAAATAGTTACTGAAATAATACGGCAGTCCTTAGGGAGATCCCTATGTAGTACAATCTTGATAGGACTTATTTTAGGTAACTTAATTTTTCCATCCACTACTTTAATATTGTCACTTTTTATATTTTTACTTGTAGTATATGACCAAGAAGCTTTATAATAACTCTTAAATTTAGGAAATCCTATTTTTTGATGCTTCTTAATTCCTCTGAAAAAATTCTTATAAGCAGTTTCTAAATTCCTTCTAGAATGTCCCAAGGCATTTTGGTCACAATCCTTTAAAAAAAGGTTCTTAGTATCTTCATACAAAAAAGTTACATTTTTAATCTTAGACTTTCCAGTAGACTCATACTGTTCTTTAGCATCTGCTAATAAGTAGTTGTATACATATCTAGATCCATTAATATTAATCCAAATTTTTTCTTGTTGTTCCTTATTTGGATAAATTCGGTATTTATAAGAAAAGTTCTTCATAATATTTAATCTCCTTTTCCTAAGTCTGGGACCTATATTAAATAAAGCAGGGCATACCCAGTGGAACTGGCCTTATAGATGACCATACTGCCCGGGACATGTGTCAAATTAACTAGGGCATATCCCTGCCGTCAGAACCTTCTTCGACTATTACCGCCCGTGACCTATGTCAAATTAATCAGGTCATACCCTATTAAATTTGCATAAGCTTCAAGGGAACTACAAGACTTGTTAATAAGAAGCTATTAATAGAGATCTCAGTATATTTACCTCGCTTTTTTAAGGACTTTCCCAACCGGTTTGGGTAATGTCTTGATTACATTTATTAGTATAGCATATTTTTATTACTTGTCAAGCTAATATGTATAAAAAATCCAGCAGAACTTAGTCTACTGGATAGCTTTTAAAATATAACGTGTAATACTCCAAGAATAATCCAGATACCGAATACGTATGCTAAAGATAGCGCTGGTAAAGCTAAATGGAAAATCCCGATTAACACAACTGACCAAACTAGCCAAGATAAAAACCAAGTAATAAAGAAACTTAATAATATTCCTAATACCAAAAATAATAAGCTTTTACCAAACATTTCATGATTCCTTCCTTCTTAAAATATCTAAATTATTATTAAATCTAGAAAATTTTAATGAAAAACACCAATCAATATAAACGACCAAACCCACCAAGCTAAAATTTGCAAAATGGAAGATCCTAATACTATTCCTATTCCAAGTAATAATAAGGGTAGTACATCAGAGCAATATCCAGCTAAAAAGTCTAGCCAATCCTTCATTTTTACCACCCTTTCTATTTCCTAAAATACCAAACAGCCAATAATAGTAGGATTAGTATGGTTGACATAAAGGCTCTCCCTAGAATACTACTATTATTAAGTTTTCCAATATTTAAGCTACCAAATAAGGTCGGTACTAATAGAAGGCTTAAAATACCGGATAAAAATCATGCTAACCAATCATTCATATCAATCATCCTTATAATTTTTCATTTTTAATTTATACCAATGGTCTGAACAAACAACTTTATAATTAGTATCCCCAATAATAGTATCTCCATTAGAAGTATCAAAAAAGGGTTGACCATCTACCAATAATAAATTATGAGTAGCTTTTTTATTGCAGTAATCACATACAGTTTTAACCTGTCTAATATCATCAGCGTTCTCTAACCAAGCTTTAGATCCATCAAATAGTTCTCCTCCAAAGTTTGTTAATAATCCGTATGCCATGATAACTCCATTTTTATTAGTATCCCCTTTTACTCTAATATGATTGCCTAAACATAAAGCATTAATAAATTCTGGACTAAAAAACTGACATTCATCTAATAGAATAGGTCTATCTTGTTCCATGGCTGTTTCTAAAATATCTCCAGCAACTTCCTTAGGATGATCTTTACTTACAATATAAGTTGCTTCTTCTTCAATTCCTACCCGACTGCTAACTGTAGCACTCCGAGTATCTTCTTCTGGCTTAATTAAAATAGGCTTAATACCCTTTTCAGTATAGTTATGATAAACCATTAATAGATTAGCTGTCTTAGAAGACTTCATCACTCCGTAATAATAAAATACTTTTCCCATTTAGAATACCTCGTGTGTACATACTGGGTTAGATGGGAAATGATTAAAGTCATAACTAGCTAATTGCTCTAAGTCGGTATCCCCATCAATAAAAGCAGTAGCTCCTCTAGCAATCATTAAGTTAACCTTTACGTCTTCATTATGAGAAAAGGTAACTACAATAGCGGGCTTACCCATAGAGCGCATATAACCGACTTCAAAGGCCGTACCATCATCTACATTATCTAAATCATATAAAAATACTCCACAATCAGCAGTTCCCATAGCAGAAAGGTCATTTTGATAAGTAGCTACTTGCCATTCTAAACTTCCGAATACCCCATCTTTATTGTCAATATTAGCATCTTTATATTGGTGGTCAAAAGGGAAATGAACTACCCCAACGGTTGGGTTACCTGATAGCAACTCACTTACTTCTTCTACTCGCTTCTTTTGTTCTTCATTAAACCAAGGAGTTGCTAAGTAAATCTTGGTGCTATTAAATACTTCTGTTCTTTTATTCAAAATATAATTCCTCTTTTCTTTTTTTACATTATAGCACTGTTTCTATATTTTGTCCACTATACACTATACTATATTAGAGACGACAGAATTCGGAGGAAATATAATGAAGAAAAGTCAATATATGCAAGATCAACTTTGGTTAAGTATTAAGGATTCCTCTAGGGAACATGGTTTTGAAAATGACTGGATTACAATTGTTAGCTATTATAACTTGTATGAAGGAAAGCATGTACAAGTATATATTAATGATGCGGAAAAGCATGTTAGATATCGGGTATTAGCAGTTACTGATGATAACTCTAAAGCGGTATGTTTAAATAAAAATAATGATGTAATCTATATAGATAGAGAAGAAGCTTTCTTATCAAAAAAGCTATTTATGTATAATGAAAATCCAAAAGAAGAAATCTCCTTGAAAATAGAAGGAGAAGTAAATGGGAGTAATAAAATCTCCTATTATGTATAAGAGGTGATTATGTGAATATTTTTGAAAGACTAACGGGAACAAA